ATAATGGATTACAATCCTGCATTACCTTTAGAGCATTGGTTAGATGATTACATTATAGACTATCCTCCAATTATTACAACATACAAGGATAATCCTCACCTAACTGCTGCTCAAATAGCAGATATTGAACGTAAAAGAGATAATCTTTACTGGTGGAGTGTTTATGGTAACGGTGAAAGGTCTAAACCTGTTGGAGCAATCTTCTCTAATTGGGAGGTTGGAGAGTTTGATACATCACTACCATTTATTATAGGGATGGATTTTGGATTTGCACGTGATCCTGATACTATGTTGATGGTTGCTATTGATAAAAAGAGGCTAAGGATATACACAAAAGAGTTATTATATTCTAATTCTCATTCTACTAATGATTTGATTGATATTATTAAACAGTTAGTACCTGATAAAAATATAATGATTGTAGCTGATTCAGCAGAGCCAAGAACAATAGAGGATATAAGGCAAGAGGGATTCAATATTGCACCAGCTAAAAAAGGGCCTGATAGCATCAGAAATGGCATTAAGAAACTAATGGATTATACTATTATAATTGACAAGGATAGCCCTAATATGAAATTGGAAATGACTAATTATTCTTGGCATGATAAGAAATCAGAAACACCCATTGATGCTTACAACCATTTAATAGACCCTTTGCGTTATGCTTTTGAGGAGTTGGATTATGTGGGTATGTATTTTGGTTAAGTTTATTTATTAATTTTGTAGAATATATCTATTAATATGGGTTTTCAAAGTTGGGTACAAGGTAAATTGGGATTAACTACCCATGAAAGAGAGCAAATAATGAGATTGTTTGGCTCATTTAACGCAAACAAGATAGGAACGCAGCCAAGTAATTTAATAGAGAAAGGATATGAGCAGAATGTTGATGTGTACTCTGTTATTAAAAAGATTGTAGATACTTCAAAGGCTATTCCATGGATCATTGAGCAGAAAACATCTGAGGGTTGGGAGATAATGGAGGATACAACTATCCATGAGTTAATGGCTAATCCTAATCCATCAAAGGGTTATACATGGGATGATATTGAGGAGCAGATGTTAGTTTATCTATTAGCTAATGGTAACAGTTACATGGTATCTGAATCATCATTTAATAATAGTATGATTGCTGAGGTTGATATATTACCCTCTCCTTACGTATGCCCAACAACAACTAATAATAATTTCTTTATGCCTAACATTCAATATCAGTTTGAGTTAGGTACTAACAAGAGGAGTTATGCAATGGATGAGGTTGAGCATATTAAATTCTTTAATCCTGGATACTCAAGTGTTAATGATTCTCTTTTAGGTCTATCAATTATTCAAGTGGCAAGAGCAGCAGTAAAGGTTGGTAATGATAGGTGGGATGCTGATGCTAATTTATTGCAGAATAGAGGTGCTGTTGGCCTTATTACAGATAGGAGTAACAGGCCAATGACACCTGATGAGAGTGCAATGGTGCAAAAGGCATGGAATAATGATACGTCAGGTACAGGAAATTTTGGTAAGATTAAGGTAACTAACAAGGATTTAAACTATATCCAGATGGCTATGAGTAGTTCTGATCTACAATTAGTTGAGAAAGGTGTTATAAATTTAAGGGCAATCTGTAATGTATTTGGGTTGGATAGCTCATTATTTAATGATCCTGCTAATAAGACATTTAACAACCGTAAAGAGGCTGAGAAAGCATTATACACTAATGCAGTAATACCATTATCAGATAAGATTGCATCAGCTCATACGAGATTTATTGCTAAGAATCACTTTCCTATGCAAGAGGTAAGGATGAGGCAGGACTTTAGTGAGGTTGAGGCTTTACAATCAGATAAGAAAACTGAGGCTGAGAAAGATAAAATAATAATGGATGGAGTTAATGTTATAATGAATATGCCTATCTCATCAGCTGCAAAACAATCACTCTTGATTAATGATTATAATTTCACTCAAGAACAAGCAGAGGTAATTGTTGCTCCTGTTGGTAGAGCAAATCCAACATTAGAAACCCTTAAAAGCCTTTCTCCTCTACTTGCAAATAAGTTATTGGAGAAACTATCTGATGAGGAAATAAAAGCACTATTAATAAATTAATTAACTTTGTATTATGATTCAATTTAAAAGCATAGCATTAGAGGTTAAAGATATTGATACTGCTGGTCGTAGGGTTAAAGTAGGTTTATCAGGCTTTGGTAATGTAGATAGTGATGGAGATGTTATCAATCGCGGTGCATTTAGTAAATCTATCCAGGAGAGAGGCCCTGAATCATTAACTAATAGAAAGATTAAGATGCTTAGATACCATGATTTTGAGCATGAGATTGGAGTATGGAAATCATTAGAGGAGACACATGAGCATTTAGTTGGTATTGGTGATTTAGGTAGGTCCACAAAAGGAGAGGATGCCTTTTTAGATTATCAGGATGGTATAATAACTGAGCATAGTATTGGGTTTATGTTAGTACCGGATAAGATACAAATCAGAGAGGATGGATTAAGAGAGCTAAATGAGGTATTTTTATTAGAGGGTAGTGCTGTTACTTTTGGTGCTAACTCTGAGACTCCTGTATTTAGTGTAAGTGGTAAGGACCAATACTCATTAGATTACTTAGATAAGATAAACAAGAGAATGGATAGCCTTATCAATGCCTTAAAAAATGGCAAAGGGACTGATGATAGATTGTTTACTATTGAGAATCAATTAAGAGTAATACAACAAAAATATAATTCACTTATAAATTTAGAGCCGCAAAAGGATGATACCGATGCACTTGATAATGATGAGCCGAATCAAAATCAAGTCGCTGAGGATAAGCGCAAATCATTTTTTACAAACATCTAAATAAAAATAAGATGACTAAATTTAATTTATTCCTTGAGGCTAAAAATATTAGCTTAGAGGATTTTAACAAAAAGTCTGCTGAGGAAATGGCAGGACTTTACAATGAGTTTAATGAAAAGACTCAAACAGAACTTAATGAGGCTATTGAGGCAAAAGCATCTAAAGAGGATATTGTTTCTCTTGAGAAGTCTTTAAAAGATAACCAAGCTGAGCAAATGAAAGCCCTTAACTCTACTTTAAAAGAGTATGGAGTTGCTATTAAGAAACTTTCAACAGATGAGAAAGCTGCTAAAGCTGGTGAATCTGTATCAATCTTTAAGTCGTTAGAGGCTAACAAAGAGGGATTAGTATCTATCAAAGAGGGTAATGCTAAATCAATTCAATTTAAGGCCGCTGCTGATATGCTTATCTCTACCAATATTAGTGGTGGTAATGTACCTGTTGAGCAACGTATCCCTGGAATGAATGCATTAGCATCTCGACAAGTAAGATTACTTGATATTGTTTCTCGTGGTACTGCTGAATCAAATGTAATATCATGGGTATCTCAAGCTAATAAAGACGGTGCTGCTGGTGGTACTGATGAGGGAGCATTAAAGAATCAAATTGACTTTGATTTGGTAGTTGCATCTGAAACTGTTGTTAAGCGTACTGCATTCATCAAAGTATCTGATGAGATGGTAGATGATATTTCTTTTATGGCATCTGAAATCAACAATGAGTTGATGAGAGAGCTGCTTAAAGATGTTGAGGCTCAAGTTTATGAGGGTAATGGTACAGCTCCAAACCTTAATGGTATTAGAACTGTTGCAACTGCTTTTGCTGCTGGTACTTTTGCAGGTACTGTTGACAATGCAAACTTAGTAGATGTACTTAGAGTTGCTATCAATCAGGTTAAGATTGCTAACCAAGATATGCCTAACTTCATCCTTTTAAATCCATCTGATGTAACTGCTTTGAAAATGATAAAAGTTGGTTCCGCTGATGATCGTTATATTGATCAACTTCAAATGGTTGCTGGTCAATTATCATTAGATGATGTAAGTATAATTGAATCAACATTAGTTACTCAAGATGAGTACTTAGTTGGAGCGTTTAACCTTGCTACTGTTTATGATAAAGGATCAATATCTATTGAGGTAGGTTTAGATGGTGATGATTTCACTAAAAACCTTAGAACAGTTAGAGCTGAGTGGAGAGGAGCTTGTGTTGTTAAAACTAACGATAGAGGGTCATTCATAGCAGGTGATATTACTACTGATAAAGCTGCATTAGAGACTCCATAAGAGTAACTAAGCTGAAAATAATTAAGAGCCTTGCAGTAATGTGAGGCTCTTTTTTTATACATTTGTTTTTATGGGGATAAAATTGCCATGCCCCCTGCAAAGGGGTGAGGGCGTTATCCATTAAGAAGTAGTTAGCAACCTGGTTTGTAGGAATAGTTGAAGAACTAACGAGAGAAACGTCATTACCGAAACGAGGCTAAGTAGCTACTTTTTTTTATACCTTTGTATTAAATCTATTTTAAGATGGCAAAGAAAAAGAATACAACAAAAAAGGCTATTACTGAAAAGCCTGATAACAAAGCGCAATCATTCGAGACTAAAGAAACTAAAAAAGCTAATCCGGCTAAGTTCAATGGAGGGGTTATTATTGATGGTATCTTTTATAAGATGGGTGAGGCTAAATCTCGGTTAATGGTTAAAGAGGGTAAAGCTAAATTAGCATAATGGCAACAATTACTCAAACATCTGATTACATAGGAGAGTACAGGATCAATAAGAGCTGTTTTGATGATCTACAATTGTTTATTGAAAAGTATGAGCCTTATTATTTAGTAAGGCTATTAGGAGCAGATTTAAAAGCATTATTCTATGCTGATTTAACTGCTACAACTCCTCAAGTACCTCAAACATCTCCTTATACAGATATATTCAATCCTTTTGAAATTGATGATGGTGATTGTTTGTATATCTCTGAGGGTATTAAACAAATGTTGGTCCAGTTAATATACTTTCATTATACAAGGGAGCAACCTTATAAAAATACTCAATCAGGGATGGTTGATCCTAATGCTGAGAACAGTAATAAGGCTATGAGCTTTAATGATATTGCTGCATACAATCAAGGGATAAGCAATTATCAGATAATTCAATGGTATATCTGTGATAATCCTATTCTCAGTAGTATATTAGATGATGATTTTAATGGTATTCATTTAGATTTTACAAGTGGAATCTGATGAGGAATGTAACTCTTTTAGATAATGTTGATGCATCAGTACAACAGATAAGTAATGAGGTCAACTTTGATCACAGGGGCCAATGGAAATTACTAATAACATCATCAGGATTAGATGGTACACCTCAGTTATTTATTGAGGAGGGTTTTACAGGAGGCAAGTGCATAACTCCTCCCTCTGAGTGGTTTGTAATATGTAATCCATGTAACGATACGGGGGTTTATTTTCCTATTGATGATGATATTATAACGATTGAAAAGAATAGCATTAAAGGTAATTGGATGAGGGTTAGAGTTGAGGCCAATGATAATACAACAGGTAATATAACAGTTAAATTAGGATATAAAACCTTTCCATAATGAAGTGTTACGATTTAGATGCTGGTAAGGCAAATATTACTGTTAATGTTGATGCTGCTAATGACAAAGTGGGAGTTTCTTCAGATGATACAACGCCAAATTACTTAGAAGATAAAATAATCGGAACAGCTGGAAACATTGGTATATTAACACAAAATCCTGCTGCTAATGAGCAGTTAAAATTTAACTTAATTGCTACAACTGTTACAGCAGGAAGCTATACAAATACAAATATTACAGTAGATGCATTTGGTAGAATAACGGCTGCAAGTAATGGAGCAGCCCCGCTATCTTTTAATGTTAATTTAGATAGTGCTGAGGCTACGGTAACGAGAGTATTTGCAGGAGGTAGGACAACTTTCACGGTCACCCATAGTTTAGGCACTTTAGATGTTAAGCCAGAGGTTTATAGATTGTCCAACGGTAGGACTGTTGGTTGGAGGATAGAGCGAACAGGGGTTAACACGGTTGAGGCAAGCAGAAACGGTAATATTGGTGATGGACTATTTAGAATAGTGATATAATGGAGATACAGGACATAATAATAGGGTTAACAAGTGCTGAGATAGCGGCAATAACATCACCAGATGAAAGGACTTTAATTGTAAATGAAACACTTAATCAAGCTGTAATCTATGTAAACGGAACTTTCAAACAATGTAGCTTTACGGATACGGATGACATTACAGAAGGATTAAATAAATTTGCCACGGCTGCTGATTTAGCACAAATAACAACAAATGCAACTAATATAACATCTTTACAAACTAATAAAGAAGATGCGTTCACTAAAAATACCGCATTTAATAAAGATTTTGGTACAAGTGCTGGTGAAGTATTAGAGGGTGACACTACAACGATAACACCAACTCAGGCAAGTGATATTACAACCAACAACGCAAAGGTATCTTTTCCCGAAGCTCCCAACGATGGAAAGCAATACGCTCGTAAAGATTTAGGATGGGAGGAGGTTGTAGCCAGTGGAGCGGCTGGAGCTTTGCCAGTTGCTGTAGTTAAAAGCAATGATGACAGTCAAACCTTTACAAGGTCATCCCCTCTAATGGTTCCTTGGAATCAAGAAAAATACAAAGACACTGGATTTAGTCATGACAATTCTACAAACAATTCACGTATAGGGGTAGATGATGATTCTACATATCAATTCGGTGGC